CGGATAATCTTCTGTTCAATATATAAACCTGCAGCTTTACCTCTAGCTACTTCAGCGTTGACTGCAGCTGACCAAGCCTTTTTATCTCTAGCTTCATCTCTAAGTTTACCTAATTCTGATATGTGATTGCCGAACGTGACTTCGTATTGCTTCTGCCATTCTTCTCTTAACTCACCAATATACTGGACCACCAATGGAAATAATTTTGGATTTTGTAATTTACTTGCAGCCTGTCTAGCTGAGTCTTTTGCATAACCTGCTTCAATAGCACAAGCTGTGGCTGTCATTCTACCCTGTTCAGATATTAGTAGATTGGCAAATTTAATTTGTTGTTCAGTTAATTTTTTTGGTACACCCATGTTTGACATTTAACACAACATTGGTATAAAAGCAACTATAGTTAGTTTTAAACATGCTAGCTATCTTTGAATTGATGGCGTTCAATCCGTGTTGGGCGCCATTGAAAGGATGAAATTATGTTAAGTGGAAAAGCTTTAAGACAGACGCTAGATAAAATGTTAAAGTCACCTGTAGCCCAAGAGGCTAGAGTTCAAGTTCGTCT